TGCTCCGCACAAGGGTTAAAGCCCATAACACGATAGTCTTTACCATCTGCAGGATCTGCAAGACGACCAAAGTTACGAGCAACATCAAGCCAAATAAAACCTGGCTCTCCATTGTTTACAATCAGATCAACATAGTCTTCATATTTAGTTCCAACTTCTGCTGCGATTGAATTATTTGACATCCAAGCCCAACCTGGATTTTCTGAGTCATAAGAATTACGTTCTGGAAATATTTCTGCATTCTTAAGATTAATAAAATCTTCATCTCCTGCTGCCCCAAGAGCAAGAGTTGCAGATCGGCGGACATTTCCTGATACCACGCAGGTACCAATTAAATTAATAATATCTACAATTGCACGAGCATCAAAGCCTTCTCCGCCTCTAGAACCAATTACTTTGCGAAGTCGTGTATGGAGATCAATAAGTGGCTGTGGACCGCTTGCAACGCCACCAAAACCCTTAATTTGGGCACCCATAGGACGAATCAGTGAATAGTCAAAATCTTGAATAGACTGATTTTGGCGTAGGAATGAGTTTAGCAATAGTCTTACAGATTCAACCCAACCTTCACGAGTATCTGGAATCTCATATGTAGAAGATGGCTCTGTTGGAGAGTAAATAGAAAAATTTTTTTCTTGTCCAACGGTATCAAATCCAACACCAATACCTAGCATCAATGCATCCATTACCCAAGCAAATAGTGCTCCTGGATCATTCTTATCAAGATCACGAGTAGAAACCATTGCACAATTTTGAAGGGAAGCAGAGTTACGCTTCTCCATAGTCATTGGTGTACCAAATGCCCATAGCCCTCTTCCTGGTGGAGTCCACCTAAGATTAAACATACGATCATATGCTTCCTGTGCAGACTTTTGAGCCTTGTTATCATTCCAAGGTAGGCGATTTTCTTTAGCATGATTTTTCTGTACTGAATACATACCCTCAATTACACGACGGCATACTTCATGCCAACGTTCCTTGGTTCCATCCTCCTTAACACGAGAATATGTGCGGATAAAGGTAATTTCACCTAGGGAGTTTTCTCCAGCATCCTTTAATCCAAACGGAGACTCTGCTCCAACATATTTTGTTACGAAATCATCTAGAAGACGAAAAGAAAAGAACTCTGACATATTATAACCACTTACCTCTCAAATTTAAATTTTATATGAAGTACTTATTGTTTTGCTAAGTACTATGTAAGTATACCATGAATATTTTACAATTACAAACACAAAACAAAAAGCCTATACCTTTTGTTTAGGTATAGGACTTTAAGTTTTTATTAGTTATGTGTTTTACTCTGTAGGAGTAAATGTAAGTTTTGCAAGTTCTTCCTTGTGTACATTGATTGCTGCTTCAAGAATTTCAAGATTTTTATCAATGTTTTCAATCTGATCTTCAGATCCAAGTTTATCTGCTGTCTTCTTGTTTAGTTCATGCTGATATGCTTCAGCAGCAAACTGTGTAATACGTTGCTGAATAATTTCAGCCTTTTGTTCATTTGTTAGAACTGCATCAAAATCAATTGACATTTATTTCTCCTTAAGGTTGACTAGTTTTATCAGTATAGCATATTTAGTTTTAGGCTGTCAAGTCGCCTGACAATGCCCATGTATCTGTATTTAGTTTAATTAAAGTAGCCATAGATCCTGCTGCTCTAAGTTTTAATCCTGGAGTAGCATATGATGTTATACCGCCAGTAAAAGCCACTGTAACACCCGCTGTAAGGGCTATAAGGTTGATTGTAGTTCCTGTTGGATAGGCTACCGTGGAATTAAGTGGAACGGTAAATGCAAAAGCACCATTCATTTGAATTAATGTGTTTGCATCTGCTAAAACAAAAGTATATCCTGCTGTTTTTGCTGTTGTATTAATATTTTGTATAAGGTTTCCATTTATAGTTAATGCACCCTGTCCTGCAGTTCCTGTTCCTCCAGATGCAATAATCCTTGCATCATAATCTACGGCTGTTGCTCCTGAATGAAAATCAATATATGGAGTAGAAGCAACTCCATCTGTGCGACCAATTTCAACGTTTCCATTTAAATCATTTTGAAAAAGAAAAAGAGGAACTCCTGTAGAACTTTGAATCGTTACTGGAGCAGTCAACAAAGAAACTGAAGGTGGAGTTACCCATCTAACACCTGTTCCAGTTGAAGATAAAAGATATCCAGATATACCAACTGAACCACCTGCAATTATTGCATTATTAAAAGTAGCGATACCATCAAAAACAGAATTACCACGAACGCCAAGGTTATTGTCAATTGCTACTGTAGGTAAAAATACAGTATTATTGATACTACTATAACTAGTCTGCTCTCGTGTAAGAGGCATTTATTCCTCCTTTTAAGCCTGGGCTTCTGTCCAAGCAATTCGGCCAAGTACATCAGCACTTGCTGCACCAAGATTGGTTACAACAAATGTTAGTGTATCTGGTCCATCTGGATAAATTGCAGAATTAGAATTTGCTGCTCCGCCACCAATAATTGAATTACCTAAATCACGAAGTGATTTTAGATCTGTTGATCCAGTGTTTGCTACAAAATAACCACCAGTTACTTCTCCACCAGATACAGTAGTTGCACTAGTTCCATGATCTGCAATTTGTGCAAGTGATGAGTTAACTGCACCTACAGTATTACCAACAGCATTTGTCCATGCTGTGGCTACAGAAGGAGTGGCGTTTAGATATGCACGAATAAGAAGATTTGCACCAGATGTCTTGGTTGTGATATCCAAAGCATCCATTTTTAACTGCATACGGTTAATAATTTCACGTGTACCAAATGCACCAGTTAAACCAGAATCTACAGAAGGTGCTACTCTAATTGAAAATAATGCTTTAGAGGCACCAGCAGCAATGGTTGCAAATGATGTTTGACCATATGTAAAGATAAGTGATTTATCATCATCAAAACGACCATCCATAATTACAGAAGATCCCCAGTGTGATAGGGCTGGAGCAAATGTTGGATATGCATACTCTACAGATACTGGAGTTGTTACTCCATATGTGTATGCCTGTCCTGTTGATGTTGTTGCACCTAAAGATCCTGTACTTGTTCCCATTGCAGAAAATGTTACAGTTGGATTTGTTGCTGTAACAGCATTGCTTAATGTAACTGTAAGACCAGAAATATTTGTAATAAATGTTCCATCTGGTACTGGGGATGGATTAGTTACGCTATATACACGTTGACCAATTTGCAATCCCGCTGTTGTTGCAACTGTTCCTGAATTTGTATTTGCTGCTGCCGTAAATGTTACACCAGCCAAAGCACTTCCTGCTTGACAGCGAGTCAATCCAGTAAATGTAGTTGCTGTTTTGCCTGTGTAGTTTACATATTCATAAAGTTTTGTTGCTTGATTTGTTGTACTTCCTGGACGAATGACAAGTGTTCCAGATGAAGGGAATTTTGAAGTATCAGCAACAGTTAATGTTGTATCAGATGCACCAACTGATGCAGCAAGTTGTGTTGCAATTGCTTCTGAATTTGTTTCATAGTGTGCTGGAAGGTTTCCTGAACGCATATATGCTTCATTATTAATATTGTTATTAGCAACCTTATGTGCATAAACAACATCTCCATTTGGTCCACGAACACCAAATCTAATAAATCCTGCACCATACCAAGAGTAATCAATGTAAAACATTTGCATTTTTGAAAGATCAATATTGTATCCTGAAGGACCAGTTCCATCTAATTTATCAATGTTAAATGATGATTGAGGAATCTTAAAATCTTGTGTTTTTGATGCTACAACAAGTGTTGCAGTTGTTCCACGATAAGGTGGATTAATGATTAAGTTTGTATCATCTTGAATATCTGTAACCTTATAGGTTTGTCCACGAAGAACAATATTATCTCCTGGAACTAACTGCCTAGAAAATGCTGTTGGAAATTCTACATCCGTACGTGTAACAAGATTTGATCCATTAGTTACAGAAACTTTTCCTGAAAGTTGGAAAACAGAGTTTCTACGAACTGCATATAATGTTTGTCCATCAAATTCCCAGAACATTCCATTTTGTTGATCAAAAATACCAAGTCTGTTTGCTGCTCCATACCAAGAAACTACACTTAGTGTAATTAGTCCTGCTGCAGTTGTAATTGCAGGAGCAGAAAGTGTTGTGTAGGTAAACTTTGTTGCAGATATTATACCAGTAACAGTAAATGTTCCATTATACGCAGGATCATTTGTTACACCTGCAATTGTTATTGATGCTCCTGGTTGAATATTATGTGCTTCACGAGTTTGAACTGTTACTGTGTTTGAAGAAGAAGTTAATGCATCAATTGTTGCATATGGACGCATAATTGTTCCAGTTGACATCTGAATACCTTTGCCAGATTGGTAACGGAAATAACGTCGTGTTTGACGAATTGCAGTATTGTTATTTGAATTTGTATTTGTTGAAAATAAAACTCCACCATCAAATGCTCTATGAACTACTGTTCCTTGTGGGCGAACATAAAGTGCTGCTGCTGTTGCTGTAAGTCCTGAAGGAACACCTAAAACTGGATTTGCAAAATATGTAAAAATTGTTTGTGAAAGAACAGATGCTACCGTATAGTTACCATTTGGTGGGTTTGTTCCAGTGATACCAGTTACTGCAATTTCATTACCAACTGATAGTCCGTGAGGAACAGTTGTAGTAACTGTAAGTTGATTTCCAGAAACTGCAATAGTTGGAGCAGCACCAATCTGTGCACCTGTATACAAAGTTGCTGGGAAAATGGATGTTTTGCCTGAATCATATATGGCTGTAATTGCTGTAGTATTTACAGCCTTTGCTGTATATGTAAAAGATGTATTTGTAGTTAGTTTTTCAATAACAAACATACCATTAGCAATCACTAATTGAGTATCTTGTACATAAATAGGTGTTCCAATTGCAAGACCTGTTGTATTTGTACATGAAACTGTTACTTCTCTACCATTATTAGAAAGTGCAATACCTGAAATTGCTGGAACTGGCACTGTTGAAAGATAAGCAAATGGACGATTATTTTCTAGTGTTATTGTTTCCCATTTTGTTCCTTGGATACCATATTCAAAGTCAGTATCAATAAGAGCCTGTGGTTGTGATGTTCTAAACTTATTAACAGGATCTAATTGTGCTTCTGCTGGTTCAAATTTTTCAACATACTCATCAATTGTAATTTGAAGTTTATCTGTTGATGCAAGTGCTGCTGTATTATAATTAAGAATTAAAGTTGTATATCCATTTGCTCCATACATAATTGAGTTATATGTAGTAGCCTTTAATGATGGATCTGAAAAGTTATAAATAACCTGATTTGTTGTTACGTTAGTAATTAATACAAGACGTTCTTGTGGTACGTATCTAGGAATTACAATTTGCTTGGCAGTAGGAGTAATGTTTGTAATTGTTCCTGCTGTTGGAGTTGTACCGCCAATTGCAGAAAATGTAATAGAAGTAGAAGATAAGATAGATGTAACACGATATGTACCTGAAGCACCAAGTGAACCAGTACCTGATGTTGCAGTAAAGAATGAACCAATTGACAACCCTGTTGTTGAAGTCATACCAGTAATGGTTGCTGTCCAAGGTGATGTTGCAGATGCAACAATTGATCCAACTGTTCCTGTTGTGGATACAATTGATGTTGTAGGGTTAAATGTATAACCTGTTTCTAGTAAAATCTTTCTTGCCATATGTCTATCCTCCTAGTAATATATCCACTGCTTTGAATGGATACTGCCTTGTCTTTGTAATTGTATTTGGTCCTGGCATAATTCTCGCATCAAACGAAGATCCTGCTGGTACCACCTCTGAGAAGGCTATGTATCCTTCATTGTCAATCTGGAAACCTTCTCTAGGTAGTGGGCTTTGCCAGACATAATCTGGAAAATCCACATATTGAATTATACCATTAATTGAAAGCAACAGGCGCAAAGGATTTGTTATGCTTTGAGCAATGCCCTGATATTTTGGTACAAACCTTGAAGTAATATCATTAAATTCTCCACGAATATCATCTAGCGGAACAATCTCTGGAACTCCTGCATTTAATACAGAATCTACATAAGCCTTGTTTGCTGCATCTGTAGTATTTGTTGGATTAGGAACTGTTACGGTGCTAGAAAATGTTGCGGTACCTGGAATTGAAAGATTATTAAATGTTGATGTTCCTGAAACATTTAAACTTGTTAAAATTCCAAGAGAAGTCAGGCTTGAGGCTGTAACATTAGATGCAAGTGTTGATCCTGTTAATGTTCCTGCTGCTGCTGTAACACTTGTAACTGTAGATCCATCTGCCATTAAAAATTGTGATGATGTACCGCCTGATTTAATTATTGATGAAGCGGTTACTGAGCCAACAGTTGTAAGATTTCCTGTACCTGTTAGCGTTGCAGCAAGTGTTGTTCCACCATACCATTTAAAAAAAGCAGACGTTGTATCAACAGAATTCCATAAGGCAGAACTATCTATTCCAATTGCATAATCAGCATTAGATGCACCAACGTTTGGCCACAAAGTAATTTTAGTTCCAGCACTTCTTGTACTAAATGATGGTGCTGCAACTCCATTTTGATTAAAATCAATTCTATTACCAGTAGCACCATTTAAATATATCTGACCTCCGCCAAGAGTTGTAGAATTTGCCAAAGTAGATTTAATTTGTCCAGTAAATGTTGCTCCTGCTAATGGTGCATAGTTTGCAATTGTTGCAAAAGCACCTGTACCAAGAGTTCCTCCAGAACCAATATCAAGAGTAGAAGAATCAGTTCCTGCTAAAGTTAATGTATTAGAAACTGTTAATGTTTTTGATGTTGTACCACCAGCAATAGTAAAACCTGTAGCAAGAGCATAGGGGGTAATTCCTAAAACACTATATGTTGAAAGAACTTCAAAATTATTAACTTTATAAACTTTTCCAGTTGGGATATTAAAATCTTGATTTGCAGTCCAGTTTGAATTTGCGTTATTCCAAACAATAGTTTTATCAGTAGTTCCTTTAAGAGTAATACCTCCACCATTTGCATTAGCATCTGTTGGAGAGGCAATTGAGTTAAGTTCAATATTTGGATCATCAACATTAATAGTTACTGAGTTAACAGTTGTTGTAGTTCCGTTTACAGTCAAATTACCATTTACAGTAAGTGTAGAGTTTGTATTACCAATATTAATAGAATTTGTTCCTGTGCCTGCCGTTGCAATATTAACTGTTCCTGATGTTATACCTGCACCAATTGCAATTGTTCCTGTAGTTACATCTGACCAAAGTGAAGGAGTTGCTGCTGCACCTGTAGTTGTAGAAATTGAATCAATTTTAGGTGTTGTTATTGTTGGTGTTGTTGCATAAACTGGAGAACCAGTTCCTGTTGCCAATGTCCATACTGGAGCCGTTGCTGCGCTTGCTGTTGTTACAGATGTTAATCCATATGTTCCATTTGTGGCTGGACCTACAAGCCTTGCTGGTGCACCTGAAGCACCTCCAGAAACCATATCTCCAAGGGTAGTCATTGGATTAGTAAATGGTGATGTCCAAACATATCCATTAGCAGTTCCATTGACTGCAAGCATTTGTCCAGCAGATCCAATTGCAACATAGGAAGTTGTTGCAGATGCTGATTGATAAGGCAATGAATAAACTGTTGTACCTGAAAGATTTGTTGCAGTTGTAGCAGAAGAAACAGAAAGACCTGAAATATTTGTCCAAGTAGGTGCACCTGATGCATTACCAATTAATACCTGGGTATTTGTTCCTGCTGCTGTAGATGCATAAGCAGTTGTTGATGTTGCATAAATTAATCCATATTGTGTGGGAGCAGTACCTGTTCCTGTTCCACCCTTTGAAATTGCAAGGGTAGTAATAGCAGGCTCATATGCACTAGATGCAGTAAATGCTGCTGATCCTAAAGTTCCATTAGTTGCACCAAGGTTAATTGCTACACCATCTGTTCCAGACAATGTTATGTTATTTTGTATTGTTAAACTTTTTGATGTTGTACCGCCAGCAAGTGAAAAACCTGTAGCATTTATAGTTGGAGTAATTCCAAGAACTTTAGTTGATGACAGAACTTCAACATTATTAACTTTATAAACTTTTCCTGTTAAAATATTCCAGTTTTCAGATGATGTCCAATTAGTACCCGTTGCAGACCAAGTAATGGTTTTATTAGTTGCTCCAAGAAGTGCAAGACCTCCACCTTCTGCTGTAGTATCTGTTGGTGTATTTACTGCTCCAAGTTCAATTAAAATATCATCAACATTTACTACTGTTGAGTTAATTGTAGTAGTTGTTCCATTAACTGTGAGGTTTCCTCCAACAGTTAGTGCTCCAGATGTTGTGACTGCTCCATTAAGCGTTACCGTGCTTGTTGCACCGCTGCTTGATCCAATAGTAACTGCTGTTGTTCCTGATGTTGATGCAGTTCCAATATTAATTGTTTTGTTTACTGTACCTGCCCCTGTTGCAATTGCAACGGTACCATTAAATGCTGCTCCTGTTGCAATATTGACTCCACCAGTTGTTAAGGAACCACCAGTAGAAATAGAGCCAGTTGTAATTGTTGTATCCCACAAGGATCCAGAAGTTCCAAGTGCTGAAATATTTATTGTATCAATTATTGGTGTAGTTAAAGTTAATCCTGTAAGTGTTTGTGCTGCAGATGCTCTATTGATTGCCGTTGCTGTTGTTCCAATATAAAATTGTTGATTATTTAATGGCAAGGTTCCTGTTGTTGCTGGAAGAGTAATTGTTGTTCCATTTGTTCCAGATAAACTGTAGGCTGATCCACCTGCAAAAGTAACTGCTACCGCAGTTGTGCCACCAGAAATTGCAAAACCAGTTGCATTTGATGTAAGAGATAAAGCGTTAAAAGTTGAAGCAGTCAATGCACCAGTAAATGCTCCTGCACCAACAACATCAAGAGGTACTGTTGGAACAGCCTTTAAAATTCCTACATTTCCAGATGCATCAATAACAAATGGGGTTGAATCAGTGCTTGCAGAATCTTCAACTAAAAATGAATTTCCAGTTCCAGTATTTGTAATTCTTAGAGGAACTCCAGTACCTGCCTGATTAATAATAATTCCATTATCAGTACCTGTAATTGTGTATGTATTTGTCTTAGTTAATATATTGGAAATATCTTTATCAACTTTAGAACCTAAAACTATTTCAAGTCTATCAGACAAGGCTTTTATATCGCCATGCACATTTACTGGATCAGTAGATAGCGGATATGGTATTAAATAAATGGAAGTTGCGCCTGAAGCCATAGTGTTTTAATTATACCACGCTCAAAAATAAATAAAAAAGTTTTTTGCTTTATGCGTAAACTCACTTGACATAACATTTTTTAGATGTTATACTAGAGTTATACACCTAAACGGGTGTTATTGTTTTCTAAGGAGGAAACTATGAAAAATGATCAAAAATTTCTAATAGGGGTACTCGCATTCGTGCTTGGTTTTACAGCAATTGTTGGAACAGTAAATGCAAATGCTTTGTCTGTTGAAAATAATCTGAGTACTAAAACGGCTGCTACATCAACAACCGCTAAGGCGGTTTTTTTGGTTTCTAAGCCAAAAAATCTAACACATTTAAAACAAAATGTTGATATTTTATTCAAATATCAAAATTCTGCTAAATTAACAGATACAGAATTAAAAGAATTATTGTCCGCTGTTGGTTTTAAAGGAAAGCATCTAATTGAGGCTTGGGCTGTAGCCAAAAAAGAAACTCATGGAAATCCATTAGCATTTAATGGAAATATTAAGACTGGAGATTCTTCATTTGGTTTATTTCAAATAAACATGGTTAGAGATCTTGGGCCAGATAGAAGAGAGAAGTTTGGACTTAACTATAATGCAGACCTCTTAAATCCCGTTTTAAATGCTCAAGTGGCATACTATATGAGTGATGGTGGCAATGATTGGTCTTCATGGCATGGGATTACGTCAAAGACTAAAGAATACATGAAAAAATTTCCATCATGATTTAAGAGTTTTATTAATTCCTAAAATATTTAAGAATCTTTCTGGATTAAATCTCCAGTTATCTTTTGCAAATGATTCCATTATTTTAATGCATGAAGACTCATAAACTTCTTGTTGCAACAAAGGTTTTAAATCATTTAATACGCTTGCAACATCAATGTAATTTTGCCTTAAAAATGTTGGATCTCCTGCTTGATTTCTTTTTAATATTTTTTCATTAATTTTGCCAGTAGGTTCATAAAGTTTTACAGTTAAATATTCTTTGGCAAAACCCCAATCAGAGTACATATTATATGCTTCCGCTGCTTCAATTGCACTAGTAAAAAAAAGAATAGATCTTACAGGAGATTCTCCATCTCTTGCTATTGTTAACATGTAATGGTTTATATTTTTATTATTTACACCATTTATATAATTATCTACCATATTTTGATGTTCTGGATTTAATTCACTATTCATAATATTTTAATGAATCCAATGTTGAGGAACCATATATTTAAAACCACTTTTAACTAAGTGTGCTGTATGGTGATAAGGTGGTGACGGTGGAAAAACAATAATACTTCCAGCCTTTGGTTTAATAAAAAAATCATATGTTTTTGAATCTGCATTTTCAAAATTTGAATCTGGAGTTGGTCCTTGAATTGGTCCATTAGGATCTCTCAAAGTAAATGAAATTTCTCCGCCTTCATAATCATCATTAAGATACATTACAAAAGAAACCTTAAGTCTGCCATCACCTTCTTGTTGATCAAAATGTGCACCCATAAAAGTTCCAGCCATATATTTTTTAATTGGATACATTGGAAATAATTTTGGCTCATCTAAAATACCCTGCGCTTTTGCATAGTCTCTTGCTACATCATCAAATGCTTTTTGCAATGTTGAATAAATATATGTATTTTTTTCATCTGATGGGTCTGATGGTGAAATACTTTTATCTGTTCCATAAACATACTCTTGTCCACTACATGCCATCCATTCACCCCAAGGATCTTGATTGTCATTTTCAATTGCTTCAACAAGTTTTTTAGGATCATTAATTACATCTGTATAATAATAAACCTTTTCTTCAAGTATTTGTTTGTTCATTTTTTCTCCAATTAGTATTTGTTTTCTTTATAAAAATCTTTAACTCTAATAAAACCAACTATAACATATCTGATTGGTCCTTCACTAACAAACCTTACTCCATGTTCAAACTCATCATTGCCTGGAAATATTAATAATGAGCCAGGTTTTGGTCTTAACTGTATGTCTTTATTTTCAAAGAAAAATTCTCCATCAACATAGTCATCATTTAAATAAATAATTGTGGCATATTTAATTGATGGATCAGTGTGCTGATCTGTATGAGATTTTAATTGAACTCCCTCTTGCATTCTTTGAAAAGTTTTTAATCCATTTAATTGTAATTCTGGATTTGACTTTTGTATTAAATTGTCAACTCTAATAAAAAATTGTTGAGTCCATTTGTGTTGATTAAAATCTAAATTTTTATCTTCCCAATTTTGTGTAATTTCAAATTTACCTTCAGCAACAAGATTATCTACGTCGTCTCTACCAAACTTTTCCATACAAAAATGTTTTAAATTTGTTAAATATTCTAATCTCCAATCTTCTTCTGGAGTTGAATTAATGATTTCAAATAAGTCATGAAGTTCTTGTTCTGTTAAAAAATCTTCTACTAATAAAACATTTTCAATAATTTCTTGAACTTTGAATCCACTATCTTCAAATTCTTTTTTTAAAAAAGTAGGCATTATTCACCATCCTCTATTTTATATTTTTTACCATTTTGATCAATTCTATAACCATCTTTAATTAAGTCTTGCCATTCTTTTTTTGTTTCTTCTTGTTTATCTCTAATTTTTTTCATTTCTTTAGCCCATGCATCTCTTACTTCTTGTGGATAATCAGACTCTTCTCTATCATCCCAAAAAGATCCAAGTGTATATCTAGTACCTTTTGTTATTAAAGTAACTTCATGAACATTTTTAAAGCCTCCTGCAAATACAGCAAGTAGTCCAGTTTGAGGTTGAACGCTAATGTTTTGATTTGGAAAGTTTAATAAACCACCCTCAAAGGTATCATTTAAATATAAAAATCCAGCATAACGACTTCGTTCAAATGGTCCAGAGTTTCCTTCCATATCAGTATTATCAGAATGAAGAGTAGCATATGCACCCTTTTCCCATTTTTGTGCATGAAAACCAATTTTTGATATAGAGTTTATTTCTTTTTCATGAACAGATGCAATTGCCTCTATGATTTTTTCTTGCATGTTTGAAAAAATATTTGATGGTAGGTCAAAATCTTTTAATTCAGAATCATTGTCTTGTGGAGTAACAGATGAATATGATTCATAAAAAGATATTGGTGTCCAGTTAATTTTTTTATTTTCTGCTTGTTTATCTAAAACTTTAATAATTTTTGCAGATTCATCTAGTGTTAAAAAATTTTTATAAAGAACTATATCTTCTGTTAGTCTTACTTTGTTCTCTAAGTTCATCTTATCCTTCTTTCTTTTTGTGCGCTCCATTTGTTTGGATGTTCAGATCTAAACTTTTTCATTATCTCTGGCTGCATTCCTGCCCATACTTCTTTACCAAACTCTTTTTCTTTTTCAAACCATTCATCATCACCAAGAGAATACTTCATCCAATACATTCTAGAAATATACTTGCTTGTTCCTTTTGCAGGCATTACCCCATGAATATAAACAGATTCATTTTTTGTTAATATGTTTGGGTGACCTGATGGGAAAACCAAAAAATCTCCTGCCTCTGGCTTATACATAAACGCTTCACCATCTACGATAAAGTCAATTTCTCCGCCCGTATAGTCATCATTAAAATAGGCAAGTGCAGTAATCGCAAACTTGTATCCTGGGCTGACTATTGGCTCTCTAGCATAGTCAGAGTGGTATGTCATTGCCACTTTATCCTCTATGTCTGTTCTATATCTTGCTATTGATGGGCCATTCAATACCCACTCTTTTGTTTCCGTTCCATTTTTTGTTGTTATTAATCTTTCTTGATCAAAATCAATACCGTGTTTAGAAATATAATCTCCTGTTACTGTATAAAAACCCTTAAGTAATTCAAGAATTGTTCTTTTTTGACTTTCTTGCTTTTCTGTTTTAGTTTTTATGTTTTCAATAAGGCCAATATCTTCTAACTTATGTGGCAAACCCTTGAGTGTTGGATTTAGATATTCTCCAAAAATACTCCACTGTGTCCATGGACTAAGTAAATCTTCTTCTTCGCCCAAAGAATTTTTTAGTGCATTGTAAGTATCTAAGATATCACTAAAAACATTTTTATATACAACTATATTAGGATATATCTCAATTGATTCTACAAATTTGTCTGTCATGGCTGTTTCTCCCCAGTGTGCTTTGTAATCTCCCAGAAAAATGGACAAGTATATCTAATACCACTCTTAATCTCTGTTACTCCATGAATGTAGTTTTTATCCCCTGGAAAAAAATATGCTGCACCCTTTTTAGGTTTAAATTGAACTCCTTGTAGTGGAAAATATAACTCTCCACCTTCGTAGTCGTCATTTAAATAAAAAAGACTTGAAAGATCATAGTTTGGAAAATCATTAGGTAGTCCAGCATCTGGCCCTTCGTGCAGTTCCTTGTCTGCATGAGG